TGATCACGAGAAATTTGGTGTTTATTTTTAAGTGGGGTCCCTTGAAAACAACAGTGCTCAAGAAAGTGAGCAACGCCCCAAGAATCTTGATCCTCTTGAGCAGAGCCGCAATTAGCGACTAAAATTACCTTGCAAATAGCAGAATCGGGCATTTTGACATGATAAACTGGAATGCCCGAATTACAAACTGAGTAGTTCAACATTTGACTTTTTCTTTTTGTTGGAAAAAATTATAACATAGCCATGAATCGGCTTTATATAATTTATACCAAACTTAAAACAAAACTCAATATGTTTTTTGAAAACAAATTCATTTCTTAACGCTTGGAAGTCCAACCATTTGGCCATAAAGCATAACCCATTGAGCTTCCATTTGGTCTGAAGGCTTTGGTTTGAAGTTGCCTTTACGATATTTTTCTATGATCCAATCGATAGCATGAGAAATTAAAACATTGATGACATAATCACGCACCAAAGCAGAAAAGGGCCGAAGCCAAATTGGCATAGCTTCTTTGATGATGTAATCGTAGATTTTACCAATCGCAGCTAGCACTGTAGCTTTTTTATCTGCTCCAGTGGCACTATCAATTTGATCAACATATGCAATAAGATCATCTAAGCATTTAAGTAAAAAATCAGTTACGGGGGTCAAGCTTCGCACTGCCCAAAATTGCCACCACGACGCTGTTTTTTCCATAGAGTCCCATAAGGCTTTCATAGAATCAACAAACATATCAATGTAATTGTTTTCAATCACTTTGCCGACTGGATTTGGACTTTCTTTAATTTGCATCTGTTTCACCTTTGATTTCCTTCAGCCAAACCGCAAAGACATCGTCAACATGCTTCGTTAAAATAGCATCAATTACTCCAGCATTAAATTCTTTTATTTTTTCTAAAAGTTGTTGAACTTGTTCTACAGAAATATCAGCTTTTATTGACTCGTTTTTTTGATTGTTTTTAAACAATCTGCCCAACGCAAATACATTCTTCATGTGTCACCTCTTGTAAAACATGGTCACATACTATTTACCCTTGATAACCATAAAACGACACATTAAGAATACATACTTTTGTTATGGCTATCAAAAACCCAAATGGCAGTACTTATCAACCTAGCGGCTCTTTGCAGCAATTCGATCCAGAGAATCTGGAGTATGATCTTTTCAATGTATGGGATCAAGAAGTAATAGAAATAGGTGGATCACCTTTATTATATTACGATGTATTTATTAATGTAAATAACATAGACGACTTATATGTTGAGGCTAGAGATAAGATTTATAGCCAATCTCCTATTCAAATCTATGGATATTACGACCCGATTCCTTCACAAAACATGATGGGCGTTTTTGGAGTCGATAGTCCAGATGAGATGATGTTTGAGTTTAATTATCGACATGTTTTGAAGACTTTAGGTCATGCTCCAAAGATTGGGTCTCGAATTTTTTCACCTCACAAGCGTGAAAATTGGATGGTAATTCAGAGAAATGTTGAAGTTTTTAAACTATGGGGAGAGCTTAGATTGCAGGTAATGTGCGTTAGATTTCAAGAATCTCTTACTACTGGTGAAGGTAAAGTTAGCCAAAGACAACCAGATTTTAAAGTCAACAGTATTAAAGATATCAGAAACAAAACTACTAATTGGGCTGGTGGCCAAGAATCGCCTTAAGGCGGAGAAATGATTTGGTTCTTACGCAAAGCTATTGCATTTTTGCAGAAATAAAGAGGCACCTTAACCTTTTTAATAGGCGGTACAATCTTTGTTTTTCTAATTTTGCAAGTTGTATTAAGCAATATCTTATAGGGTTTCATGCATTATATTAGTAAAAAATAGCTTAAATTATCAAACTTTATGTTTTCTAATAAAAGATCCAATCAATCTAATAAAGAAGTCTGGATATTGAAAACTAAACCATAGATAAACGTGAGGAAAAAAATGAGCGAGCCTAATCTTAACCCTTGTAGCGAACCGGGATTTATTGATGACATCAATATAGATCCTTCGTCGCCATATTGCAGAGAAGGCCAAGTTATTTCAAGCTCTGGCACTATAGACAAGAAACCATTTAAAGAAAGTCAAAGTGATGTGGCCAACCAAGATATGTCTTGGTTGGAAGAAGCAACACAAAGTAAGCTTGGAAATGGTTCAGCAGTCATGTGTGACCCACAACAAACTGGTCACATAATTAATGAACAGGGCATGTCTCCCCCAAACCGAAACATAGTATATCGATACGCTAAATCTATTCGTGGAACCGACGAAGCTGTCAAAGACTTATTTAAAGACATAGTTGTCCAAGATGAGTCTGGTAAAGTCCATAATGTCCCTATTATTTGGGGCACACAGGAAAAAGCAGTTGCTTATATTCTGCAAGAAAACATGCGTAAAGATGAAAGTTTGGTAGTAGACCGCATTCGGTTACCGATGTTGGCGATTCATTCTTCAGACTTCAATTTTAATCAAGACAGATACATCTATCACAAAGCAATTGATTATCTTAGAAATCCAAGAGACAACTGGAGGCCCGGTTTTACGACAAGCGAAAGATATGAAAGAGATACCGTCTTTGGAGTGACTAGAGGTATACCAGTGGATATTGGTTACAGCTTGTATGCGTGGACGATGTATGAAGAAGACATGAATCAGATTCTCACTCAAATAGTAACAAAATTCTCACCGATAGCATACATACGGGTAAAGGGAATCTCGTGGGAGATCGGAGTTAAGCTAACAAGTATTGCTAATAACGTCGATTATGAGCCCGGAGATAAAGCTGTTCGAGTATTTAAGTATCAATTTAGTTTTACAGCAGAGTCATTTGTTGCACAACCTATTGTAAGGCGAAAAGCCGTTCTTAAAACTCGCATCGAAATCACCGACTCACCTAACGAGGAAGACATTACAGAAGTGCTAACTCGGTTAGAGCAAGCAGTAAAGGAATTGGAAGAATGATTGAGATTAAGAACAAGCAAAAAAGCCCAGTGCAGCTAGTGGTGAGATCGAGGAAGGCTCCCCGTGCTTTCACGACCTTGATTATTCCCGGTATTGGCAAGGGAAACAATGTCAGGCTAATCGAGGATGAGTTGGTAACTGAATACATAGAACGAGTCGAAAAGATGGGCCTGATAACGACTAAATATGTACCAAACAATGAAATTCGTAAGGGAGAGTAAGACATGGCTATTTTAAGGGGATTTCCGCCATCTAACACGATTTCGCCAAGCGTCAGAATCACCGAAAAGGATTTGAGCTTCATTGCTCCCGAACAATCCTTTCACCGTGCTGGCTTAGTTGGATTCGCAAGTAAGGGACCAATCAACGTCCCAACTTTGATTTCAACCCAGCGTCAGTTGAATACTGTGTTCGGGTACCCGCATCCTGAAAGCGGCGATCCTTATCTGATTTATGCTGCCGAGCAATACCTGTTAGTGGCAAACGAACTATATGTTGTTCGTGTTGCTGATGAAGAAAACGTTAGCGACGAAAAAGCAGACACAGCTTCTGTAGATATTCCATCTGCTGGTGGAAGAATCGTGGTTATGTCGCAAGAACAAGGACCATACACTTTTGCAAACGATTCGTTCTTCCGTTGGAGACTAAACGGCGTTCTGATGTCTAAGACCTTGGTGGTCTTGGCTGGAACATATACCGCTGCTCAACTCGCTGAAGAAATGAACTTGCAATTAGACGGTCAAGTAGATGGCATCGAGTTTGTAACTGACACAGGCGACGATTATATCGGCGTTCAAACCACTTGGGCGTTTGGTCCAGATAGTGAGTTGGAACTCGTGTCTGTTCAAGATGCAATGTACGGTGGGGCTGTAATTGATGGCAACGTAACTGGTCTTGGCACGGGTATGACCCAAGCTGAGATTACAGGTAGCAACGACCGTTATCCAGCATCCTATCAAGCCGCTGGTGAATACGATCTAGCTGGTTTAAGTGATCTCAATATTCAAATTGTTGTTGACGGAACAGATAATGTTCTTATTGATAACGTAGTTCAAATTATTGATCTTGCAGATATTGAAGGAACTGAATCCACAATTGCTGAAGTTGTTACTGAAATTAACAGTCAGTTGGTGGAAAATGGTGGTGATCTACCGGGCGGTTGGGAGGCTTATGCAGATGGCGATAATTTGGCTTTCCGCACCATGCACCATGGTCGTGATGCACGCCTTTTGATCAAACCAGACAGCACTGCTGCTGCACTTTTCGGCCTAGAAAGCGTCACTAAAGTTGGTGATAGCCCAATTGGGACTTCAGGCGATCCAGCCGAAGATACCTATGGTCGTATTAATGGCGATAGCAACTCTACTGGTGCAGTAACATTCACCATTAATGCAGATTCTGCTGGTATTGACGGTAATGCAACTCAGGTTGTAATCGAGAACAATATTCGTGAAGGCAACTTCATTCTACAAATTTACAACAATGGAGTAGAAGTAGAAACTTGGGGTGGTCTAACCAAAGATGAAAACTCAAGATTCTATGTTGAGACCTTCTTGTCACTAGTTTCTGATTGGATTCGTGTTTCAGACAATACTGCTAATTCCGCTCCTCCACTAGACGGAACTTACCGCCTTGAAGGCGGATCTGATGGTATTCCTTCTGATCCAGATATGCAAGATGAGTTAATTATTGGCAATAGAGTTGGCTACTCCGGTATGTACGCTCTATCAGAGCCAGAACAAATTGATCTTGACTTGATCGCTGTTCCGGGTCATAGCAGCACAGCAGTTGTGACCGCTTTGTTGGATTTATGCCAAAATGTTCGTATGGACTGCTTGGCGATTATTGATCCTCCATTTGGTCTTACTGTGAAGGAAATAGTTCATTGGCAAAATGGCTCGCACCCACTTAACACTGTAAGATTTGACAGTGATTTTGGTGCTCTTTACTGGCCTTGGGTCAAGATTAGAGACAACTTCAATAGAGTTGATATTTGGGCTCCTCCATCCGGTTCAGTTATGGCGACTATTGCTCGTTCCGATCAATTGTCAGCCCCATGGTTTGCTCCTGCGGGTGTTAATCGTGGTAATGTGCCTAACATTACAGATGTATTCAGTCGTCCAACGCTTGAAGAAAGAGATCTGATGTATGGCTATAGAAACGCTATTAATCCAATCGTTCAATTTGTTGATTTTGATGGCTTTGTTATCTGGGGTCAAAAAACTCTTCAACGTCGCCCAACAGCTTTGGATCGTGTTAACGTCCGTCGCTTGATGTTCGTGATCGAGAAAAGAATTCGTGCTGCCAGCCGTCAATTGCTATTCGATCCTCACGACGACATTCTACGCCAGAAGTTTGTAAGAATTTCAACAGCAATTCTTTCTGAAATTCAGGTAGGTAGAGGGGTTAATGACTTCCGTGTGAAGTGCGATGAAGAACTTAACACGGCAGATGTGATCGATAGAAATGAAATGCGTGCTCGAATCGGCGTTCAACCTATTCGTGCTGC